GAAGCTGAAGGACATTTTGAGAAGAACAACAGTTCTTGGGTCAGGTACGGTTTGAACCGCCCTGATTTTCTTGTGCATAAACTTCCGCATCACATTCGATACACCCCTGACTATCTTCAAGGTGACCCTGTGCGCCTTGTCGAAGTTATGGGTATGGGAAGAACTCCGTTAAAGATCAAACTTGAGAAGCTTGCTGCGTTACAGTGGTGGGATGCATCAGGAATCGATGTATGGTTGTGGATCTGGTCTTCAACCAGAGAAAACTTTGCGGAGCTAAAGTACAGAGACATGATGAATATCATTAATAAAGAAGATGCACCTTTGGGGAAGTTCCCTGAGGGGAAAGTGTTTTTTAATGTGAGTTCTAAGCTTCTACCTTGGAACGATGCATGACCCCGATGAGGGAGCACGCTTCATAGAAGAGTTAAGGAAATATAAATTTCCTTCCTTGCGTCCGTTACAGGACCAAGTTAAAGCACAAGCGGAATACGTGCTCTTTAAAGATCGAGAGCCTGGACACAGAACTAATTACCTGCGTTACGGTGTTCAAAACAGTAGACGCATGGCATTCAAAGATACAGAAGTGGAAGCCTTGATGGAGACTCGTCCATTTGAGGAACCTGTTACTGATTGGGAATCAAAAAATAAAGAAATTAAAGACCTCCGCACGGCTGTGCAGGAGGTCTTTGACTCTCTCACTGAAGACGAAGAATGGTTGTACAACTGTCTTGTTGAAGTTGGCTTATCCTTACGCTTCCTGTCACGAGTGCTGGATATTCCGAAAAGCACGTTAGCTCGTCAGCGTGATGCGCTTGCCCATAAGATAAGAGAAGAACTATTAAAGCATGAAGTCATTAAGACTTGGCTGTTTACTCGTTCAGGGTATCGTGAGAGTCCACACATTCCTGAAGAAACAGACTGAGATGCTGCAACCATTGCATGATCGAAGACAAACTCATCAGGTTTCCCTCACGAGATTCGCCCCAAGCGGTAAGTAAATCTTGGACCTCTGCAACGTTGAAAACCATTAGGACGCCTAAAGAACCATCCACCCATGTACCATGAGTGCCGTCGTTCATATCCATAAGATGACGGTTGGCTAGAAGCTCGTGATGAATGTCATCTTCAAGGTCTAAACCTTCTTCAGCCATCCAATCAGCCCAATTGTCTTCAAACTGCTCGTCCATGAAGTTAGCGCCCCAGACGTGCCTTCGCCAGAGTCTTCAAAGCAGCAATAGCAGCGGCAGCAAATGCTGTAGCTGCAGCTTTGTAGCTGGATACATCGGTTACTACAATTACTGCTAAAGCAGACTGAACGCCTGTCCAAACGGAACGTTCAATCCAGTCTGTCCAGTCGAATTTCTTTTGAGAGACTTCAGTCACAGTTTCTACTTTCCAAAGGGCCGACCGTTGTGATACTGGTTGCCAAGCCCAGTGTCACGCAGAAACTTAGCGTTCTCTGCAGGGGGTCTGCCATGATTTGTGTGTGGTTCCTTGTCGGGTTTTTTCGATTTACCCGTCATGTTAGGATCGTTAGCCATCAGTCCTCCTATATGAAAGCTGTCATGGCCCAACCGCCGAACAGCGCGTCCCATGTTTGTAAGCCAACAATTCCGTCAACTTTTAGGAAAGCTTCAAAAGCTTTTTGGAAATCTTTGGTGGCTTTAGCACTCTTTCTTCCCCAAATACCATCGACCCCTCCAGGGTCGAACCCAAGGTTGCTCAGACGCTCCTGAACGGCCCTCACGGCCTCTCCGCGACTTCTCTTGATGAGAGATAGCGGAGAGTGTGAAATCGTCTCTCTGAGCCTGTCAACGTGAGCTTTGATTCCATCCCAATCAATAGTATTAGGATCACCCAATGGCATAGGCATACCTGAGGTCAACCAGTCATACAACCAGTTCCCAGGACACGTCGAACTACCCAGATCCCTATGACCTTTCACCCACAGCTTGTCGTCATACCTGCTCTGGATGTCACCTACGAGCCATCGAATCGATTCCCTTGCGGCCTGTGGAACTTCGACAAATCCCCAACCCGTGTAACAAACCGATTCAGTGCGGCTATTCCAGCCCTTCGTAGCACCTGAAACAATTCCTGCTCCTCTTCCCGCATAGATGACCCCCTCGGGGTCAACCAACCAGTTATAGGCAATAGCGTTCCAGCCCCGAGAGTCCATGTGGTAACGCTCGAAAGCTTTCAATGCCGCGATACCTTTAGGAGCTTCCTTCACTCCACTGTGATGCAACACGATTCCCTGGACACGCCACTTCTTCAGTTGCGTGAAAGGTTTCTTAGGGGGCCGCGCATCCCATCCTTGCCGCGAAATAATGGTACGCATAACTATAACTATACTTTCCTAGTCTCTATGTCTACTCGATCTCGCTGATCCTGCGAGTGTTTAATCTTATCTTTGATTAGCTGGTTACGTTTCTCCTGCGGAGTGTTAGTCCTCACACCCAAACCGAAGAGCGTAGAGAAATATGTGGTCATAAGTCTTTTCTGTTTAGCATCCTCATTGGGTATCAAACGACGCATCCTGCCGAGAAGAGGCATGGCCTGTTCGACAATATAAATTGTTTGATCCCTCATCTTCCACTCGCCACGCTTATTTTTTTCTGCCTGACCGAAAGCAGACATAAGGGGCATAAACCCAGGAAGCTTCTCCATCGCATGAGGTACCTGCTGGTACCTCCCAGTGAACGGGATGTCAGCGAACGTGCGTTTCCCCGCCCACAACTCGATAGGTAACTTGTAGAACGGCAACGCACTCTCAATCAAACCCCTCGCAGGAGAAGAAGGCGTCTTCAAATAGCGGGCAAGGTCCTTAAATGGAAGATCAGGTAAGGCATACACACGGTTGCCGTCACTTTGGAATGGCAACCTGATTCCCATGTTCTCCCCGAAGTAATCAGGAACAATTCCTTCTCTTTCCGAAGTCAGTTCAAGCTCACCTTTGACCTGCACAATCCGATTCCACGCCTCTGGTTTCTTTCCCAACGACTCAATCAGGACAGGGATAATGTTTTTCTGCCACGTCCAGAACGGAATAACCATTTTCATCTTCTGATCCATGTGGGTCAGGTTCGTGTAATCAAAGTGATACTTGTAAACCGCAGATAAAGCCTCTCCAGGGCTTCCCCCGCCCATCATAATGTGATGGGCTAAAGCTCCACGAAGAGTGAACTCTGCTCGCTGATTCAAACGACCAATCGAAGTGAACAAAATGTTTTCTGAACTCCAAGGCTTCCAAGCCTTCGCCGTCTTCATATGCTCGACAAGAGAACCACCAGTCTCATTAACAGCGTTCTTAACTTCCATGGAAGTGATACCAGTATTAGCCATACCAGTCTCAGCCCAATCAGCCATCACATTCCACTCGTGAGGTTCAGCCCGACCCAAACCATGACCAATCGGTACTTTCTTACCTTCCTTAGCGATCAGCCTCGCACCGTACGCCACATCGCGAGGACGACCAGCGTCCTCTGCGGCTTTCAAAGCTTTCTTTCGCATGAGATCCACACGCATATGCAGACTTACAGGAACACCAGCCATCTGGTTATTGATCCAAGTTCCACCCATCAAGTTTCGGTACACGAAACCAGTCGTAGCAACAGCCTGAGCTTTCCAATAATTCACAAACGTGTTGTAGTTACGCATCCAAGCCTTGGTTTCGACGGGATTACGAAGCCTAGCTATCGACTCAAACGCAGCCTCAAACAATTCGGCACTCTCATCACTAGCATTAACAAGCTGATAGCCACTCAGATGCCGTTTCGTTCTGGATGATATCTCACCGCTCTTACCAAACCCACCGCTTTGAATCAGGTACTCACCCACATGCTGCTCGTGGACAGCACCAAGAGTGTGTTGGGCACGAGCGTTATTCAGAACTTTCAAAGCTTCTTTCTGTGACTCCGCATAGTCAATCTTCGTCGCAGTACCCGCTTTAACGTCAGTGATAGCTTTCTCAACCTGACGCACAAAATCGTTGACCACTTTGCTTTGCTGCTCAATGGTCTGCAGAACCACAGCCATCTCACCCTCTGTAATCTTTGTGATCTTTCCTTGTGCATTCGTATGTTTAGGGACGTTTGCCTGCAACCACTGACGTATGCGAGCCAACTCTTCGTTGGCAGCTACAACCTGTTCCTCTAAAGCTTGTTTACTGAACTCAAGCTGCTTAACCGTCTCTCGGTTCCTAACAGCCCCATGTTTCCCCTTAACCCCAGCAGCAATCTGATCATTAAGAGTATTGATCTTGGCTTCATAAAGCTTCGTAGCTGCATCGTTATAGCGAAGCATACGATTCTGAATGACAGACAGAGGTTCGTTGAGCGAACCAATCAGAAACTTCTCAGCTTCAAACAACTCTGTTTGTAGTTTCTGTACTTCCTGAACCCTTTCGATCCATCCCCTGTAAGGCTCAGATCTAAAGATCTGTTCTGCTTTCGCTTGTTCCGCACCACTAGTACGCCCACTCCTCTTCGGTGGAGGTACGACATACGTCCCAGACTCTAGAGCCTCGAACACCCCATCCTCATCCAAGAGCGCCCAATGATTTTGTTGCTCACGGGCACGGAACTGGCGATTAGCGGAGCGACCCTTCTGGAAATTCTGTCCCGTAACT